AGCCCTCCTGTCAGCATAAATAAATATGGATCCAAAATCTGAGTGATATGAAAAAATTATTGCCACTCGCTATGCTACTGATGACCGCAGGTGCTGCACAAGCAGGCGGACTTGTTACGAAACACGCTTCTAGCGTCCAACTTACTGTTGATGCTGCAGCAACTACTGCAACTCGCTTAGGAAATTCCTACAGTGTATCAGGTAATGGAGTGAATACTACCGATGGTACAACATCAGGAGCAGTTGCTACTGGTGACATTACCAGTGGTATCTACTCTCCTGGTTCTATCGATGCGACCCAGGCAACCAACGGAAATTCGTTTAGTTTCAGCACCTCGTTTACACAAGGCGATGCAATCCCAACTGCAGCTCCTACTGTAGGTGATGTGCCTAACTTCTCATCACTTACTTCCTACACAGCTGGCACTGCTGGAACTCTAGCAGGTACAGTCACCTCTGCAGGTGCTCTAACTGTAACCGCAGGTGGAGCTGGCACTAGTGCTACAGGACAATTTGTTTCTGAGATCACCGTTATTGACTGATAATAAATATGTCTAGATTACAAGAAGCAGTCGGTCTCGGGTTGGTTCTTGGTGCCTTACATGGGACTGTCGCAAGTGCAGTCCCAGTAGTCCCAAACTTTACACAGGGCTCCATGACTAGCCATACAGAGACGACACAAACTATTACAGAAACCATCAACTCGATGGATTATAGCACTGGGTATCAATACTCTGCTACAGGGAGTGGTGTTACAGCATCAGGTAACTTATCTCCTGGCACAGGAACTAATAATGTAACTATCGACGGAGTGACTTCGACATGGACAGGAGTGAATTCAAAACCAACATTCACACAAACAACACCAGGAGCAGCGTTTCAGTTCACAGAAACATATCAAGGTCCTGGTTTAAGCAACCACACAATTATCGAGAGAGTAACAGAGGTCACAAGCGTCACAGACACTACATCAATCTTCTCGCAGTAGGTATTACCAGTGTATTCTTCCCGACTCAAGCATTGGCTAATGTTGGTGGTGTTAGCGCCACAGCTGCTCCTGTTGCTAACTCTAGTGGTTCTGTTACAAATCAAGCGATACAAGTATTACAAGGACCTTACATCACCAACACCTACGGATCAGGCATCCAATGTCAAGGTCCCACTAGAAATTTCACCCCTTACGTAACAGGTTCTGGTTCTTGGACTAAACCTTACGAAGAATATTATGACTCTCCTGTATATGACATGAGAGATTTAGATGAGGACGGGGCACCTGATAATCCTGGTGATATTTTATACAATATTCCTACAAGAACTGGTCAAAAAGATAACTACAATCTTGGTGTTGGTTTCTCTATGACATGGAGTACACCAACTGATAAAGAAATGCAAGAGTTATGTAAGAAAGCAGCACGAACTCAGATTGAATTGAATGCTCAATTGACTGCCAATAAAAGGCTTGACTTTGAGATCGCCAGATTAAAAAATTGTGGCGACTTGATGTTGCGTGGAATTCAATTTCATCCCAAGAGTCCTTATTATAAAGTATGTGCTGATGTTGTGGTAAATAATCCACCAGGACATAAGCATCCACACGTCCATGCTATCCCTTCTTCCTCTTCTTCCGTGGAAATACGGAGCGCAGCTCCCGAATTGCATGGTTCATCTGACGCTGCTCTGCTTGGCGCTCCCCTTTCGACAAGACTGGGGGCTTCTTCCCCCTTAAGGCAGCAATCTTCTTCATCACTTTCTTCACAGCAGGTTTCACCGCTTTTAACAGAAGATCAGCAAGAGGTTTTGCGAGCAGTGCAGAGGTCGTCGCAATAACAGCGACACCACCAACCTGAACAACCTGACCACCACTAGGAAGTCCTGCTACTATCTGTTGAGGTAGTGGGACTTTTTCTGTGCGTTGAATACATTCGTTACCCACTAGTTCGTAAGCAACAACCTTCTTTCTAAATCCCTCCACCATTGTGCCTACAGGTTCCTTTGCTTCCTGTGCTGGTGTAGGACAATCTATCTTAGCAGTAGCAGCAGGAGGTTTTACTTCTGGAGACTTAGGAACTTCTGGTGCTTTGGGTGGATCAACCTTTGGAGTCTTTGCAGGCTCCGTAAATATCATCTGTTCAGGTTCATAATTAATAGGATTGAAACTGGGAACGCCAGCGTCACAAATTGTATAAGTACCTCTCTCGTCATCAGACTTGATCTGATTGTTCTTAGCATTGTTTGTTTGGTGGGCTTCGACACAACCAGGAATGTCTACTACAGGCACACCAATATTTACCACGACAGGGGGTGCCATTGGTATCGATGTGTATCTTTCTGTTACTGTGGTGACTTTTGGAATTGCAATCTCACCGATTTTAATATCGGTAGAAGTAATAAGAGGTATTTCCATTAGCAATCATTAAATACTTGTCCTACTTCAGATCCAATTTCAGATCCTGCTTTCTGTCCTAGAAGTAATGCCCAACCACCTGCCAACCATCCGATGTATGGGATGTTGACGAGAGCAGGGACTGCTACACCAGCAGCAATAGCACTACCTGCCATCGCACCTTGTGAGCGTGCTCCAGCGTCCGCCCTGATACACTCTTCGCTTTTTGCAAGGTTCTTTCCCTCTGCGTCTAAGACGCTACCTCCTAGGTTTCTAGCGCCGTCCATGGTGTATTGATCACGGCGATACTCACGACGCATCTCAACTTGTTCTCCACCAAAAAATCCTTGCTTATTCTTATTCAAATGCAGAGATCTATCTGATTCTAGAATAGCAGGATCATTTGCTTTATATTTGATTGAGTAACCATCAGGTCCTGCATTCAACTCATAAGATGAATAGTCACCCTTTGGAATGTTGATACTAGGAACCTGATATGGTTGTCTCATAAGATAACCAACTAAACCAATATGAGATACAGCAAACAAAGCACCAACCGTACCAATAAAGATCTTGAACGTAGACGGTTTTTCTTTCTTAGGTTCAGGGAAGTAGTCGCCAGGTTGTTCTTTGTTGCTGTTAAAGAGGTTCATGGTTAGAAGGGCATAGCGGGTCCAGTCGTCTTAGGAAGGGACGAACCACCTTCTGGAAGAGCAGGACCAGTTACCTCAGGCAACTCGGGCATAGCAGCATCCAGCATACCAGGGAGAGCAGCGGTGACTGCTTCCGTTGCTGCTTTAGCAGCAGCACTCTTTGCTTGATCGATCAGGGCATCCTTATTCAGGAGAACATAACCAGCACCACCAATCAAGGCAGCACTGGTTAGACCTGACAGCAAAGCGATAACATTAATCAGTTTTTGCATCTTTCTTTGGCTCAATGGCAGAAACAACTTCGGGTTCTTTCTTCGCTGCTGTTTTGCCATTTCCGTTACCACCACCTGCTTTAGCAGGAGACAGTCCGAAGGCAGCTAGCGATCCAGAAAACACGGATGCGATAAATGTAGGGTCGAAGTCTAGGATCTTCTGACCGTTAGGAAGTCTTACATAAGAGAATGTGAGGAGAGAGGCAGACCAAATAAGTACAACAACTTTCACTAAATTACCAAGGACTTCACTTTTATCTTCATCGTGGTCTTTCTCTTCTACTTGCGCTTTAGATTTTCCAAGCATGGGTATAGAGTAAGGCAACTCTATTTATCAGTAGACCATTCGCTCCCCAGTTGTTATATAATATCCAGTGCCGTAAATATATCCATTGGGATTTGACGTAGCTACTGAACCGTCCAAAGAATTTTCAGTATCATTATCATCACCACCACTAACTCTAAAGTATAGATCGGTTCCATTAAAATATCCACCAAAGTGTTCTCTTCCTGGGTTTCCTGGTAGGATATTTTCTACTCCAGCAACATGAACGCCTCCAGTTGTCCTGATGTTGCCAATGCCAGTATCATGACGGTATGGAAGGTTTGTAAACCTAACACCATAAGCACCATTGCTAGTAGTTCTACCAGTCCACTGATAATTGAAAGTAATATAAACCATTTTACCAATCCTTTGGTAAAATCCACCAGAAGCTGAAGTAGTTTTAGTATGATTTCCCAACGAAACGATGTTTGGATCCCAAGTTCCAAAATCAAATGGGTTATCCATAAACGCCATCTCACCAAGGAATTGGTTGAGTGGGATATCCTGTGGTCC